ACGCAGGCCTTCTGGACGTCGTCGAGGACGGTGACCGTGGTGGCGCTCTGGGCGGGCGTGCACGAGGCGCAGAGGGCGATGCCGAGGGCCGGGAGGAGCTTCTTCATGGGAGGGAGATTCTCGCGAATCTCTCCCGGTGTCACCCCAGGACGGGGACGTTGATCCCCCCTCCACCACCCCACGCGGAGAAGCGCTGGTCGTAGGGGTTCGGGGTGCACTGCAGGAGGTTGCCCAGCTCCTGCTGGTACCACTTGTAGCGGCCCACGAGCTTCTGCATCGCCTTGGGGTTCAGCTCGATATTGCCCACCTTCGACGCGACCTCGTCCTCGGTGCTGTCGAAGATGATGTCGTCGATCCTCTCCAGCCGCTCGAGTAGCTGCCGCACGCGCCACTCGGCGGTGACCATGATGCGGTTGAACGACCCCTCGATCATGAACTGGGTCTGCACCCCCGCGGGCACCCCCATCACGAACGTCTGCCCCGCCTGAACCTGCCCGTACCCCAGATGGTGGCGGGCCTTGCTCATCTCCTCGTCGGTCAGCACGGGGCGATCCTCCCTGTCAGCTTAGGGCGCGGGCGTCGGCGGGCGGTCCTCGGTCTGCTTGGCGACTCCCTCCTTCGCCGCGAGGCTGGCCGCGTCGGCCTGGGCCGCTGCGAGCGCGCTGGGACCGTCGGGGATGGTGATGGGCGCCTGGGGAGCCTCTTGGTCGGGAATCGGCTCCAAGCGCACGCCCTGCGCCCTGAAGAACGCGATGTCCGAGGTTTGCTCGCTCAGGATCTTCCCGTGCGTGAGCACGTACGGGAAGTTGTTGTACGAGACGCGGTAGGGCCCGCCGACGACGCTGAACCGCTTGGGGCGCGGGGCCGCCTCACTCGCCGGGTCGCGCGCGTCGCGGCCGATCATGTCCTTGGGGAGCATGACGTGGTGCGAGGCGTTGGGCTGCGAGCCCGAGTGGATGCGCTCGAGCGGGATGCCGGGGGTGCCGCCCTCTTCGGGCGCGTGCTGCTCGATGTCGAGGTCCGCCGCCGTGCGCGCGGGCTGCTTGATGTTGCGTGCCATGTGTCTCGTTGCCTCCAGACGTCGAAGCTAGCCGCAAAAGAAAAGAGGGACCAGGCGGGCTGCCCGATCCCTCTCTCCGATGAATACCTACGCGCGACTATGCGCCGGCGTACTCCAAAACGACCGCCCTCTTATACATCTGCGGGCCCGTCGGCGCCGTGAGGTCGCTCGGGATCGGGAAGCTGGTCGAGATGCTCCAGCTCACCGTGAGGATCTGCTGCAGCTTGTCGAGCGGCGCCCGGAAGATGGCCCGGATGCGCTCCGTCATGATCTGCAGCCCGTTGTTGACGATGTCGAACTCGCCGATCTTCCCGGTCGTCCCCGCCTCGGTCACGTACTGCGACTCGTCGAGGTACTTCTCGTACACGGCGCCCTTACCCGTGATGAGGATGCGGCCGATCTGCACGCCGCTCCCGTTGACGATCTCCGAGCCGATCTCGTCGCCGAGAAGTCCGCTGTTCGCCGTCGCGATGAGGGTGCCCGAGTTGTAGTACTGCGGGCTCTCGTTGTTCATGTAGAACGCGATGCCGCTCATGAACCCCAGGAAGCCCTCCTGGTAGATCACGTGGCTCGGCAGCGACTGGTTGAGCCGCTGGAACGAGGGGTCGGTGAAGAACTGCGCGTTGCCGATGGGCGAGACGTGCGCATGGTAGAAGCCATCGTCGTGCGGCTGCACGTTGTTCGCGCGCAGGATCGCGACGGCGTTGATGCACTGCTGCAGGGTGAGCGAGTCACCCGAGCCGATGGAGTCCACGCTCGGGCCGGGCGCGGAGCGCACGACCGTGGGCGCGTACTGGCTGACGACCGCGGCGCGGATGGCGAACGCGGTGCCGACCGCAGCGGCCAGCTGGAGGGTGCCGGTGCCCATCAGGTCCGACGGGTTGTCCGGGATGTAGCCGATCACCTGCGCGGCGACCGTGGTGCCGCCCGCGACGATGTTGATCGGCAGCGGGTAGGCGGCCGAGACGGGGACCGGGCGGATCTGCGAGCCCGGGATGACGACCGTGGTGAACCCGTTGAGCGACGAGACGCGCAGGGTCGTGTCGGTCGTGTTGATGGTCGTGATCGCGACGCACTGCCCCGACAGGTACGACTGGAAGAGCGCGTTGCGGGCGATGCGGTTGATCGACTGCCCCGCCTGCAGGCCGAGCTGCTTCACGTTGCGCAGGAACTGGTTGGCCTGCGACGTGACGCTGGTGGGCATCGAGGTGTCGATGCTGTCGGCGTACTGCGCCAGGTAGGCCGCCCACTGCTCGTAGGGGACCGTCTGCCCCACCGGGTCGGTGCCCGGCTGGATGGGCGTCACCGCGGGCTTGAGGAGCCCGGGGCGCGTCATGAACAGCTCCTGTCCGGTGTTCGCCGGCCACTCTTCGGGCATCGCCTCGGCGCGGTAGGCGAGGTTCGGGAACAGGCCGTCGTGGAACGCGCGCTCCAGGAGGCCCGTCTGATTCAGCTGCAGGACGGATGCGGGAATGCCGACTACGAGTTGCCCAGCCATGGTCTCTCTCCTCGATCGTTCAGATGGGTGAGCGCTCGCCCTCGCGCGGGGGCTTTCCCGCTGCGCCAGCTCAGTCCCCGCACGATGGGAGAGTCGACCGTTACCGCCGTCGTCGCGGGCATCGTGGTGTGACTGTCTAGCGCGCCAGGCGCGGTCGCTCTTGTGTCGTTACCTAGGCTCCAGAGGTACCCGGAGAGATTCGCGCGCGTCTAGCCCCCACAAAAGTTCGGGAGGGGACGGAGGCGCCCTCGCGCACCCCGTCCCCTCCTTGGAGCAACGCTGGTTGAACCGCTCAGAAGTTGTAGCCCGTCGCCTTACGGATCTCCGCCTGCGCCGCGCGGCGCTGCTCCGGCGTCTCGCCCTTCTGCGGTCGGAAGTCCTTCGGCCCCTCGCCCTCCTTCTTCGCGGGCGGCGTCTCCGTCCTCGCCGTCGTGCTGAGTCCCTGCCGCTCGACCTGCGGCGGCGCGCCGGTGAAGTCCTTGGCGAGCTTCGGCTTGCTCTTCACGCGCTCCTTGGCCCAATCGACGATCACGCTGTCGGGCAAGTCCTGCAGCTCCTTGTCGCTGTACTTGCCGACGAGGAACTGCGCGAGCTTGGGCAGCTCGACGTCAAGGTAGTCGGGATCGATGAGGTCCCCGAGGAGCTTGGAGGTGTGCGTCTGCGCCTTGGCGATCTCCTCGCTGGCGACCCGCTGCTCGAACTTCGTCTTCCACTCCGCCGCCTGCGCCTCAGCGCGAGTCTTCTCCTCGGCGAGTCGCTCCTCGCGGGAGAGGGCGGCGAGTCGGTCGGCCTCTTCCTTCTCCTCGGCGAGCTTGAGCTTGTCGAGCTTCGACTTGAGCGCGTCCTTGCTGTCGACGCCGAACTCGGTGAAGAGCGCCTTCAGCTCGCTCCGGGTCGCGCTCTCCAGGCGAGCCTTGAGCGCCTTCTTCGGCATGCGGACGAACTCGGCCCCCTCGGGGATGTCGCCCTCGGCGCCAACCTCCACGTCCTTCGGGGGCGTCTCCTTGGGCGCGGCCTGCTGCTGTTGCACGACCGGCGAAGGCGTCTCCTTCACCTCGGTCTTCGGCGGGGTCTGCTCTGTCACGGGCGGGATCTCGGTCTTCTCGGTCATCGGTGCCTCCGGGGGGAGAGATTCTCGCGAATCTCTGAAACAGAGAAGGGGAGCACGCCGCTCGGACGCGCTCCCCTTCGGGGGATTCGATAGCTCTGGGTCCAGCTCCTAGATGAAGGTGCTGGCCGCCTCGAGCAGGGCGTTCACGTCGATCGCCGGGACGACGCCCAACTTCACCTGGCACTGCGTGACCGCGTCGGCGGACGCGAAGATCACCTGCGTCTTGGCCGCGTTGAGGCAGCACTGCCCCGTCGAGGGAGTGGAGCCCGGGGTGAGCACCACGAGGTTGCCGGTGCGCGTGCCGACGGTGGACTGCGCCTCCTTGAGGATCAACGCGGTGAGCGCCGTCGGGATGACCGCGGCGTTCGACGCGACGGAGAGCGTCTCGATGTACGTGTCGCTCTTCGCCGGCACGTAGAAGACGTCCACGCTCGTCCAGGCATCGGCCGCAGCGAAGAGCAGGTCGCCGTTCGGGCTGATCATGACGTTGCCCGCGGTAGGCGCCGAGTTCGTCGTCGCGACCACCGTGAGCGGGCCCACGGTACCGGAGCCGGCGCGCCCGTACGCGGTGAGGATGGTCTCCGCTTTGGCATCGTCCGGCAGGTAGAGCGACTGCGCCGCCGCCGTCGCCCACGGGTCCGCGCCGGCCGCAGCAGGCGCCTGCGCGTAGAGGTGTGTGGGCATGCTGCGAATGAACTGCCCGAGTCCCATCTTCTGGAACGCGGGCGCGAGCGTTTGCAGGTTGGCACGCTGGAGGGCCGAGACGAGGTTCGTCCCCGCGGTGGGAGGCGTCGCAGAGGTGGACGGGTTCGGGGCGAGAGCGGTCGTCATTGCATGTCTCCGGTGGTGGGAACTGAGGCGGAGGCTACGGGCAATCCGCAGCGCGCGACAAGGTGGCGGTCTAGCTACGCATTGCCGAGAGCGAGGTACTCCAGGACTCCGACGCCGAGGACGGAGACGCCCTGCACCTCGTAGCCGGTCGCGGTCTCGATGAGCATGGTGCCGTTCACGTTCACGGTCGCCGTCGTGGTGCCCGTCCCGTCATTGCTCAGCGTGAGCTGCACCTGCATCGCCGCCGCCGAGCGCAGGTAGAGCGTGTGCGCTTTGGTGACGGGGCCTCCCGCGCCGATGCCGCCGAGCGCGGCGAGCGCGACGTTGTTGACGTTGGCGACTTGATCGCCCGTCGAGACGGCGAACGGCTTCGAGCAGGGTAGCAGCGAGAGCGGCACGTTGGAGATGCCGGCCGGGAACGAGCCCGCGTCGATCCCGGGGTTGACGATCAACGTTCCGCTGAGTTGCGCGTTGCCGTTCATCTCGAGTGCCGGAACGCTCTACTTGAGGCCCTTGAACGGCTTGGGGCCGCCACCGACAGGCGTAACGCCGCCGAGCTTCCCGCTGCCGCTGACGGATCCGGGGTCCGCGAAATTCTGCACACCGCCCTTGGCGATCTCCCCCGGCGCGACGACGACTTCCTTCTTCGCCTCGCTCTGCGGGCGGCTCTCCTTGGTGAAGTCACGCCCGGGGACGGGAGCAGCCTTCTGCCCGGCGGACTGAGTGTTCTGCGAGAAGTCGGTGCCCTTCAATCCGTTGCCTTCCATGCTGCCTCCAGCGGACTTCCCGTCCTTCGTCGCGAAGGGGGGAGCCGACTTGTCGTGAACCTTGCCGTCCTGCGTGCCCATGATCGTGCTCCTTTGGTCGTCAGACCGCGTCGGTCAGGGCGAGGTGGTGGCGACCGTCGTGTAGAAGATGTCCACCTGCAGAGCGCCCGCGGTAGCCGTGCTGAGCGCACCGCCCGTGGAGGTGAGCGTCATCTTCAGCTGCTGGCCGCTGCGGTTGGGGTACGGGTTGGAACCGACCGGGCTGTTGAGCGGGTTGGCCCCCGTGAACACCGAGTGGCTCGCGATGATCGAGCCCGCGGCGTCGCTGCCGCCCTGCAGCGTGGCGGTGACCGCCGAGATCGAACCGCCCGACACGGGCGTCACGACGGACACTTCCGCGTCGATCAGGCGTGCGTTCGTGGGCAGCGCACTGCCCACGTTGAACGCCGTGCCGCTCGTCTGCGCCTGGATGGTGGCCAGCGGGATGACGATCGACTGCATCTGCACAGCGGCGGCGTACGTGCTCTGCGACGCGGCGGCCATCATGATGCCGTTCAATTCGGACTCATCGACGCCGCGATTCTTCGCGCGCGCCTGAGCGATGGCGGCGGCTGCGGAGAGCACGGGGTCCGTCGCCGGAAGGAGAACTCCGCCCACCGCCTGGATGCCCGCGATGCCGACCGTGCCGACGACATTGCTGTCGATCAGCGCGCCCGCCAGGTACTTCTTTCCGAGCCCTTGCGTCCCCGGCGGCCCAACGGTGGCAGAGGGAGTGCTCATGGAATCGACGGTGACGCAATTCAGCAGGTAGTACTGGCTCATCTCGATCGACTCCTACTTGAGGTTCTTGAACGGTCGAGGAGAGGCGGATTGCCCGTCCTGCGGCCAGGGGATCTTCGGCGAGTGGTTGTGCGCGGCCTCGTCCTTCACGTCGGAGGGAGTCGCGAGGCGGTGCGGCGGGTAGGGGTTCTGCGCGAGGTTCGGCTTCTCGCCGTCGCTCGCCGCCGCCGACTTGCTCTTCGGGCCGCTCGGATTCTTTCCGTCGTCCTTAGGAGCGTCCGCGTCGCGCTGCGGCCGGCTGGGCGCTGTTGCTCCGCCGCCCATCGGCGCCTGCGTCTTCGTCGATGCCATGCCGCAAGGAATACGCGGCGCGCGGGGCGCGTGTCTATCCGCCGGCGCCGGGGAACTGGTGCAAGGGCACCGTCGTCATGAGGGGGCGGTCAGGAGGCGCGCCCTTCCTGCCCTCCGCCTGCCACCGCGCGACGACGCGATCCCAGTCCACCCACTGGAGGTAGGGCGGGATCGGCCAGCTGAGACGGTGAGGTGTGACGGTGGCGCGGTCGTTCGGGCGATCCGGCGGGTGCTCCACGGGCCCGTACCACGTCTCGAACATCTCCTCGGGGCGCCTGATCTCACCGTGGACGGCGAAACTGTCGGCGCCAGTGCGGTCGTCGAAGACGCAGCTGATGATCTTGACCATGTCGCCGAGCTGCTCGTTCGCGTTCTTGATCGACTCCGCGTTGCCCTTGTTGTAGGCGGCCATTGTCTCCGTACGAACGATGCGCTGCGCCCAGTGGGCCGGGGCAGCCTTGAGGAACGGCGAGGCCTCGGTGAGGTCCTCGCGCATCTCCTTCACGCTCTTCTTCGCGATCATCCCGACCTGCAGGATCCGCTCGAAGTGGCCGACCGTCTCGACTCCGTAGCGCTGCAGGATGCCGAGGCGCCGGGGATCGCCCGGGGGCCCGCTCGCGAGTCGCCGAAGGACGGAGGCGTTCGCACCCTTGCTCGCCGCGCTGAGCATTCGGGCTTCGTCGAGGGCGAGGGGCTGCGACACGCCGCGGAACTCGCGCTCCGCCTTCTGGAGGTACGCGATGGCGTTCGACGCGGCGCGCTCCGCCGCCTGCGCTGCGTTGTTCACGAGCACGCCGCGGATGCCAGCGGTGAGGGGGACGAGGACGGCGCGCACTTGCTCGAGGGCGACTCGGAGCTGCACGACGGTGAATGAGTCCTCGTCGAGCCCGCGGTGCAGCGCGGCGTCGAGCCTCTTCTGCAGGTCGCGCTGCGCCCGCTCCAGCAGGATCCGCGTCTGCCGCTGCCCGACGTCGGCGACGAGTCGCTGGGCCGACCGCGACGAGGCTTCGAGCGCCTCCTTGGCGGCCTGCTTGGAGGCCATCAGGAGTGCGACGAGCGCTGGAGCGGGGTGCCTCCCATGGGTCCGGCGAGCTTGCCGTCGTTCGTGTCGCTCTTGTCGTCCTTGGCGTCGCGCGGCGGGACCATGTTCGACATGCGCGCGTTCCTGTTCGGCGGGTTGGCGCGCCGTTTCGGCTTCTCACCCTTCGACATCTTCTTCGCCCAGGCTTTGAGGTTCACGTGAACCTCCCCTTCTCATCGCGAGGGCGATCCGCCAGTGCACGCCCCTTGTCAGTCAGCTCGTGGCGGAGCGACCCCTCCTGCTTCTTCACGTAACCGGCAGAGCGAGCTTCCCCCAGGTCTCCATCGTCGAACGGCGTGGACATGCCGGCCGCCGACGGCCCGTGCTTCGCGATGTGCGAGACGACGCGGTTGATTCGCTCCTGCTTGTACGCCGGGATCTGCTTCCAGTTCTTCGCCCAGGCTTTGAGGTCCATCGCGCTACCTCACTTCTTGACGGGCGGCAGGGGGAGTGGGGGAACGAGCGGGGACGGGGGCTTGGGCGGCCCGCCGAGTGGCGGTGGCGCACCCGGGGGACCTGCTCCGGGGGGCTTCGGTGGACCCGCACCGGGAGCGCCTGGCGCCGGCTTGGGGGGCGCGCCGGGCGTGACGCCGAGCTTGCCCAGGGCGGCGTTCTCCGCGGTGGCGATCGGCTTGGCGTACTTCGCCATGAACTGCGTGACGGGCAGGTTGCCGTCGTCGCCCGGGTACGCTTCGAGCCCCATGCTCTTGCGCAGCTCGTTGACGGTGACCACCGCCTGCGTCGCGCTCGGGGTGACGGGGATCTGCGTGTCGCCTGGGGTCTGCGGGTCGGGCGGCGCCGGCGGGTGGATGGTGAGTGAAGGGTCTCCTCCGCCGGCATTCGGGTCCGGCGGCGGGGGTGCCTCCTGCGAGTGCTCCACGCTGCTGCCGTCGGGCAGCACGACCTTGCGCTTGACGCTCCCGCCCCCGCCCATCGCGCCGTTCTGGTCGGCGAACATCGAGCCCTGCTTCTGCTCGACGTCAGACTGCTCCTTGGCCATCTGCGCGATCTCGGCGTCCGGGTCGACGCCCATCGTCTCGGAAGCGAGCTTCGTGGCCGTCCGTTTGCTCAGGATGGCGGTACCCGGCCCGCCCGCCGCGGTCGTGAGCGTCGTGACCGCCTTCGCCTGGTCCTCGGGCGTCGGCAGGAAGTACTCGTCAGGGAACTTCGGCTCGACGTGCTCCGCGGTGCCGGGCTTGCGTTCGACAAGCTTCACGCTCGGCTTGCCGTCCTCGCCGGGCGGCCCCTCGATCACGCGCGGCGGCAGGTCGATGAAGACCTCCACCTCCTTGGTCCTCGGCTCACCGTGCTCGTCCCTGACGACCTCCCCCTGCGCGTCGCGCTCGAAGACGAAGACGCGGGACCCGTGTTTGTGCCTGGAGACGGTGAGGAAAGGCTCGGTCAGCCGACGGAGAATGCCGCCGTACTGCGTGCGCAGGTCGTCGGTGCGGTTGAGCATCGGCGTGTAGATGATCTTGCGCGCCGCCGCGCTCGTGATGCCGGCGCCAACCTCGTCAGGGTCGGGCAGCACGCACTGCACGCTCTCCAGCGAGTAGCCGCGCTTCTTGTTGAAGAGGTTGATGCCGGCCTCGATGGAGGTGCCGGCCAGCTCCATGTACTCCGCGTCCCCCTCCTCGCCGACGACGAGGGAGTTATCGCTGCCCTTCTTCACGCCCATGCGCCCGACAAGGTCGGGATCCATCTTGAGCTTCAGCGTGGGGTCGAGGTTGAGGATCGCCCCGCGCGCCAGGATAGAGAGCATGACGTCGAGCGTGTCGAAACTGTCGTACTGGCCCTCGTAGTCGGGCTCCCCGTCGAAGTCGTCGTCGGGGAGGTTCTGCCCCATGACGAAGTGGCAGATGCCGTCCTTGTGGGCGTAGGTCCCCAGATCGTCAACCTTCCACTCGGGGTCGGAGCCGGCCTGCACCGGGACAGAGACGAAGGCGACGTCGGAGTCCTTCGTCCAGTCGCGCCGGTACCAGTAGGGGATCTTCCGCAGGCGTCCGGTCTCGTTGTCGAAGACCTCGCGGTCGTACTTGAAGCACTCAGTGACGTGTCGGGGGATGCACTCGTCGCGGTCCTCCCACGAGTGGACGAAGATGTTCTTGGCGTTGTGCACGCGGACGCGGGGCTTACCGGAGAGGATCCCCCAGGAGCAGCACGCGGTCCCCGTCGCGCCGCCGAGGTTGCGCATGCGGCTGAACCGCGCGGGGATGGACGCCTCAGTGAAGAAAGCTTCGAGCCAGTCCTCGCTGTCGGAGTCACCCGTCGTGCGCGGCTTGGGGAAGCGGTGCTCGCCGAAGAGCATCGAGGTGAACGAGGTGACGATCACGCGCGCGAGCCGGTAGGGCGACGACGGGCGCCGCTGGATGAGCGGCACGTAGACGGGCGACGCCTGCATCAGGGGCTGCGCCGCCTGGCCCGTCCCGTTCAGCATCATGCCGTTGAAGTCGTACCGCTTGCCGTCGTGCTGACTACAGTTGAAGTACGACCACCGCCGTTCGAGCATCTTGCGACGTTCGCTCTCCATGAAGCCCTTGGCGCTGAAGTT